CTTCAGTAGGAACAAAAAACTTATTCATTTAAATTTTTCTTTAATATATTCCTTACCTTATCTATTGTACTAAATATACTATTTCTGCTTATTCTTGTTTTCTTTGTTAAACTATCTAACGTGTTACCCTCATAATAATATAGCTTAAATAATTCCCTATCATACCAATAGTCCAACTTGTCTAATTCCTTATCTATTAATTCTAGCCTTTCTATTTGTGTATTGTCTATTTCTTCATTCGGAATGTTATGTAAACTTTTAGAAACATTATTGTCAAAAAATATATTATCATCATTATAAGTACAACTAAGAGTATAAATAGAGCTATCAATATGTGTGTAATACTTCTCAAACTTATAATAAAAATTACTCCGTGTGCTTGTTAACGCTCTTCTTAATGCAACTGCTCCATATCTTGTTATTCCTAAAATTCCATCCTTTTCATATATCCCTTTTAAAATGTCAGGATTCATTTGCATAAAATAAAGCATTAATTCCTGCACCGCTTCATTTATTTTGTTTTCATCTGTTGTTAATCCATATGCCATTGTTCTAAACTTATCTGTCAATTTAGCTATTTCTAAATATATATCAGTCATGTTTAGGTTCTAGTTTATCTAGCTTTTCCACAACCTCATATAGCATCTCCTCTAATACAACCTTGTACGCTCTTACTACTGCTGCATTTGTCTTAGTTTCTATCCCTGCAAAGAAACCATTTGTTGCTACTGATAGGTTTATAGGAATTATCATTATCCAGTCATAAAAGTTGTTTTCATGTGTTCCTTTCCCATAGTTATTAGAATATTCCATAATTACATCAACAACTTCTAAATAATTATTATATCTTGTTTTGGTTGTAACATCTTCTACAAATTGTTTGCACATAGTAATATAAACATCTAAAATAGATTTGTGTTCTTCATTTGCGTATATTGGCTTGTGCATACGCCAAATTTATAATAAATGTTTACTCAATTCCCTTTTCTTTTTTTAATTTATTAACAGCCTCCTTGTAATAACTTATCTTTTCTTCATAATCTACCCTAGAAAACTTCTGTATTTGCCTAGATTTAATTTGTAAACTTTCAGCAGTTCCCTCTCCATATTGTGCATCTAAATTTATACCGAACTGATACTGTCTGCCCTGAGCAAAAAGATTATCCGCTATTGACTGTGGTTGTACGTTAATCTCGCACCACCTAGTAGATAAGCATTTCCTAGACATAAAATGTCCTGCATGAATGCTCTTGTAGTGATAGTAACGCCCTGAAGTGTAGCACTTTACAAAACCTAAATCATCAGCATCTCTAAGCCTTATAAAAAGACTAAACCATTTGTCTAATTCTTTTTTTAATTTACTTATTGTTTTCATTAATTCATTAGTGAATATTTACTAAATGAAACAGGCTCGTTGTATCTGTTTTTACTACTGACAAATTCACTTCTAATTAAAAACCCCTCCTTTTTTAATTCGCAAATTCTTGAAGTTAATCTCATTATTCCGTATTCCTTCATAGCTTCTAATGATGTAATTGATCCTTTGTCATTTAAGTGTCTTAAAATTCTTTCTTTTTGTGTTAATGTTTTCATTTTCTTTTTTTTAAATTAATATTAGTTTTTATTGTCTTATTTGTCTTATTAGCCACATAGCAATGGCTGTTATTAATACCCACCCTATCATCTTAATAGTTTTGGCTCTTCTCTAAAATGCGGAACTTGCTTTGGGTTTTCGCCTTTGTCTACTCTTGCTCTAGCATCCCATATAAGCTGCTGATGCTTTCTTAGCCATTTCATATATGTAGGAACTGTTAAATGTATAAAATCGCTTGTAATAGGGCTTCTTACGCCTAAATTAAATGCATTTTCAGCATCTTCAAAATAAAAGTTCTTATAAATTCTTTTTAAATCATTAGCTAGACTTTGAGCCATTATAGAAATTGTATCCTCTTCTACGTTGTTTTGTCCTAACTCTATATATGTTTTACTTACTAAATCAACTGAACACATTAGTAAATCTTCATTACCCATTGTTTTTATTATTCTCATTTTCAAATTGTTTTTTTAATTTTTCTTTTACATTAATATTTTTTTGTAAATGTTGGTGGATTTTACTCATAGTAGGCTTTTTTGTTTCTCTACGTTCCCAAGTTCTAATACAAGCTTTCCAGTCTTTCATTTTATTTTTACCTACCATCCAATTTTTAGATTCATAAAAATCTATAAAAGCTTCTGCATCTATATTATTTTTTCTTAATATACAATAATTTTTAACTTCATCTAAAATAGGTTTTTTAAAACGCTCCTTATTATTACTATCTGTAAGATTAGTATTAGTTATATTTATATTATTATTATCTGTGTAGATTTGTGTACTACCCTTGTCATTTAATTTGATGTACCTTGTCTTTATTTCTTTACTACCCTGTTTATATATGAGTACACGTTCAATGTAATTATTATCTTCTAGTAATTTTAACCAGTTTTGAATTGCCCCCCTACTGACTTCATAAAGTTTACAAAAGTATTGTGTTGATGCCGTGCATTTGCCATTCATATTACACAAAGCAGTTATTTCTGCATAAAGTAATTTAGCATTTGGTGTTAGCTTTTTGCTGTATCTTACGTTAGCAGGAATTATAGCATAATAATTAGGTTTATCCATTATATTATTTTAATTGTGTAGTGATAATTCTCCATTGCAAACTTAATATTTTCTAATTGATTTGAAAAATCAAAATAAGATGTATTAATGTTGCAAATTATTTGACCGCTTTTAACTTCTAATATTACATCAGAATTAAAAGATTCAGTTACACCATTTTGTAATAAATGATTTTTCATTTGTCTTTTGTTTACAAATATATCTTTTTCACTATCAACATCTTTATACGCTTTATAAATCTTGTCAAATGCAGTTCTATAAATAATACAATGCTTAAAGTTTTTTTCGTGACTTCTCTCATAATGATATGTTGCTGTTCTATCTCTATTTAAAGTTCTAGCAATTATATTTCTGTTTATATCCTCTTCTGTTAGAGCAATGTATGCTGCTACTGACCTACATGCCTGTAATTTACGTTTTCTGCTTTTTAAAGAAAGAGAACCATTAGGCAACCCCATTACCCTTGTAGTGAGGTTGCAAATAGCTTTAAAATTTATTTCTTCAGTCATAATTAAAATGGTAAATTGTCATCATCTGTTGTTACAAATTCAGACCTGTTATCAGTTAGATTTTCATTTTGATTTACAAAGAACCAACCATCAATTTGATTGTAATACTTTCCATTGTATTCCCTTGAATAAACATTGCAGCTTACAGAAACCATATCCCCCTCTTTTAACTTATTCATTTTCTTCACCTTATCCCCAAAACATTTAATTGCAACTATATTATTAAATTTTTCTTCAGTATCTACTAAAATTGTTTGACTTTCCCAAGTCTTCCCTGATTGACTTGTTCCTGCTTCTGCTTGTAACTTCTTAATTAATTTTCCTTTTACCTCCATAGTTTTTTTATTTATTTATTATTATTGATTATTTTTTAAATTCTTCGCTCTCATCCTCTCCAAATACTCCTAGTTCATAAAAGCCTGTAAGCTTTAATACTGCCCTGCTCATAGCTCTTTTTTCTGCCATCTCCATTACATACCAACTGTTTGTGTTACCCTCCTTAAAAGTTTCACCTTTAAGTGCAGATCCAAATGTTTGTATTGTGTTTTCGTTTTTAATTGCAGTTGCTTGAACAGCAGCAAAATTAGTTTCACATTTAATTACATTGTAAGTAATATGTATATTTTCTATTGCTTGTATTTTCTCTATGCCGCTTCTAGTTATTATTATGTAGTGTTTAGGATGCTTAAACACATCATCTTTTGTTAATTCGTACTTAATATATTTTTCTTTTAAAATTTCTGTCTTCATATCGTTGTTATTAATGCTTTATTATTACTTAGTTTATTATATCTTTCTTTATATTCTTTTAGTTTGTTTTCTACTATCTTATTTTGCGTTATAGCTTCATTCTCTCCATATCTACGTTTTCTATGCTCATACCAATATGAACCTTTTGGCTCTGCCTTAAAATCAAAACATTCATTCAAATTAAGTCCTGTTAACTTTATATAAGTGTCTAAGGCTTCATTAATTTGATCTTGCGTTCCAAAGATTCTAATGCTAGGCTCTACTTTTTCTAGGTCGGTAAACCATCCATCAGGTGAAAATTTAGATATATTTTTATACACTCCATTGTTATAAAAGTGAAAATCTTGACAAATCAATTCCATAATTAGTAGTTTAATTGTATGTGAAGCAACATAGAACAAATAGCTGCTATAAATATTCCGCCTGTTATTAGCCAAAGTGGAATTTTGTCTAAATAGGTTATTTCTTTAATGTCATAATCTTCTAGCATATTACGCTTTCCATACTTATCCCAGTTTGACATTTGAGTTTTACTGTGAGAAAAAAATATATCTTTTTCTTCTTGATTCATAATGTGTGTATTTCCGCTTATCTTGTTTGTTATTTTATACATTTTATTTTTTAATGATTAATATGGTACAAAAGTACACATAAAAATCAATTACTAACATAATTACTTACAAAGTTATTAACAATTTAAGTGTTAATAGTGTTTTGACTAGATTAGCAACTTTAGGGCTTGTCTAGTACATTACCATTAAAAAGTTTTAAAAGTGCCTAAAAAGGCTAAGGGGGGGGGGTTACAAATTGAATATTAGCACCCCTAATATAATAAGCATATATAAAATGAAAAGGCGTATATTTATTTGTTTTTCGGTCATTACAAAGGCATTAAAAGATTAATAGGTAGTGTTCCATTGTTTAATACTACTGCACAACCAATAGCTTGTCTTTTAAAGTTTTTAGCGTATGCAGCAGCATAAGTAGATGAATCCACACCACAACCTACCTGCATTCCAAAAATTCTATATCTCTTTCCAACAAACCATTTGCAGTATGCTTCTGTATGTGTATGACCGCAAACACTTGACATTAGATTATTCTTTGCTTTAGCCTGTGCCTGTCCGCCCTCCCCATGCTCATAGAGTACATCATCATATACTACTGATTCTACCCAGTTCCAATTAGGGGTTCCTAATACTTCATTGTAAGATTTAATCCACGCTGAGGGAATACCACCTGTCATAGCTTTTCTACTAGCCATTCTATCATGGTTTCCAATACATACATCTGCTTGTGGAAATGCTTCATACCATTTAGATATTTTCTTGATAGCTAAAGATAATTCATTCCCTGCTGACATTCCATCAGGGTCAGGCTCATGATATGAAAATCCGTGTGAATCCACGCAGTCACCAATGTAAATTACATGATTACAATTGTAGGTTTCGTACTGCTCTATGCAAAATTCTAAATAACCATCTAAGCAAAATGGTTCATGAAGGTCACCGATAACTAGAATGTTTCTAGCTTCGGTTTCCCTCATTTTTTCAATTACCGCTATCTCTTGCGGCTTTAATCTGTATCTGTTATTACTTCTTTGCTGCATCTGCAAAGCCCTGCCCTAATACTAAAGCACCGATACTTATTAAAATGTTTTTAACCTCTTCTGGATTTAATCCAAATGTGTCGCTTAACAAAGTTGTTACAATTCCAATTACTGTGTACCAGAACTTTCTGCTTTTAAGCATAGAGCCGATTAGAAACTTGTTTAAAAAGTTGTTCATGATTATTTATTTTTGATTATTAAATTAATATTCTTAATTCCATGTCCGCAATTTATCAATTCTTTCATTAATAAATCCATTGCTAAAGTTGAGTTATTAACTTTGTTATGTTGGCTTCCTTGTCCTACTAGGATGCAGCCCCTTGTATCTTTAGCTGAATTGCCTCTATGAAATAAAATGTAATCTCTATTTGGAACATCTTTTACTAATAGATGTAAATATTCTCTTGTTGCTGATTCCCTTGGGTATCTAAATCTTACTTTATATTCACCAACAGGAATACAAGAAACACCCCTTTGGTTATCTCTCCATGGCAACTCTAAGGTGTCACAAAATCTTTCACCATCTAAAAATAATTCACCTAACGTGCTTTCATCAGTAAATGTATCCCTAAGAATTAAAAGATTAACGCCCTTGTCCTCTGTAAGCTTGTTTGTATCCGCTTTGTCCTTTGCTTGCGTTTTTTGAGTGTACACCCTTACGTTTCTTTTTTGTAGCTCTATAAGCTCTTGTAATAACTTTTTTAGCCATTTATATATTCTTACCAAACTTGCAGTTTTTATCACACCAATTTAAACAGTAAACACCTCCTGTTATTATGTTTATTATTTTACAAAGAATTTTTTTCATATTTTATAAATTTATAGATTGTAAATCCTATTGCCAAAACTAAGGATACAAAAGTTAATATTTCATTGCAATCTGTTAAGCTAAAGCCTATTGCCGAACCGTTAGCTAACCCCACTTGTATTGTGTCTTTTAGATCTGTCATTTTTATTTGATTTAGGCTTAGTTTCCAGGTAGGATTTAAGCTTAGTTATATTTGTATTTTTTGGTTTATAATGTTTTTTCATTATGTTAAATCAGGAGTTAAAAAATCTCTTAATGTTAATCTAGGACTTTTGTTAGATGGTCTTTCAAGATTCATGCCTGCATAATAGTTATCTGTTGATGGGCTAACATCAGCACCGCTATTTGTATTGTAAGCAGGAAAGCTAGACACGTTATTCCTAATGTAGTCTATTAGCCTTTCTCTATAATAACTAGCTGTGTTCATAACCTCTTCTCTAAGATGTTGTGCTTCTTCTGTGCTTAATGCTGTTCCTGTTTCTGATGTTTTAGAATATATATTCCCATTTTCAAATTTAAATCTCAAAAATGGTATAGCATGATAGACTGCATATCCTGGCAAACATTCGGCAATATAATCATCTACTAATGTCTTATCTGCACCTGCTAAGGTTCCCCCTGTTATCTGTGCTTTTAAGTGTGCGGTCAAATCCGTTCCTAATGCAGTTTCAATATAAAGCTTTTGCGCTTCTCTTACAAAAGGCAATAAAATTGCAGGATCAATATTTAGATTCAAAGCTGTTGAATCTTTTAGTTTATCTTCTGATATAAATAATACGTATGCCATAATCTATCTTGGTTCTAAAAATCCGTTATTCTTCATTCTTTTTGGTGGTCTAGCTACTAGGTTGTCATTCTTTTCTGCTGTGAATCCCTCGCTTCTAGCCTTTGTATATGATATTAATTGCTTAGATGATATATTACCTTTAGCACCCCTTAAAGACGTTTTATAAATTTGTCTAAGCCAAAAGTGATGGCAGTTACCCCCTCCTTTGTACAGCCATATTGAGTAAGTTGCAGCACCTCTAGGCCCCCAGCCAGGATTTACAGCCCTATTAGTCATTTGTAAAATATCTTCCTTTCTGTAAATTTTTCTGCTAGCTGTCATTAATTTGCAAAATTCACGTGTTTCACCCTCTTGACTTAAAAAATTATCTTTTGTATAAACATATCTAACTTTGTAAAAGTCATTATCAGACCTGTTAGTACCATCTTGATTACTTCTTGCATTTGGTCTTGCTGTTCCTGTTGATGCTAATTCTATCTTTTTGTTTGCCTCTTCATTTAACACCTGTTCAAAATTAAAATCTTGGTGTTCGCCATCTACAACCTCTTCCTCTATCAATTCCCAATCATCAGGCATGTCCTCACCAAATTCCTCAATAAACTTAGATAGCTCTGTTGCCTCTTCATGCCCCTCACACGCCATATAAGCCGTTTTCCCCTCATATTCATGCTCATGGTACCCTACACACCCTTTTGTCTTTGCATGAGCCTCAGCCTCTTCTATTGTGCTAAAAACAGGCTCTCCATCAATCATACCAACTTTGCTTAGCTTAACATCCTGCTCTACTGTATCTTCATCACCTAGCGGTTCTAACCCTAATTCCTCACGTATTTCATCAGTAGTCATAACTTCCCTAATTGTTTTAGAATCAAATTGTACTGTAATTGGTTTAAGCTGCACAAAGCGTACAGGCATATCCATATCATTTACTTTAAATAACTTTCTAAGCTGTTTGATTAGCATATCTTGGAAAGGCATAATAACAGTTTGCCTATAAAAATCAGCAGCATTTATTAGTTCATCAGTATTTGAAGAAAAGCCATTAGCACTATCAATACCCATTAGAGTTTTAGATGTTACCCTATGACCGCTTAAAATGTTTTGTGTTAATAGTTCTTGTAATGCTAAATATTGCTCTGATAATTTATCTGGTGTTATTGCTTGTATTTCTGGAGTTCTAGTCTTATCATCTGAAAATGTTAAAACGAATTTACCTGCATTATTTTGCCCTGTAAATTTATCTGTTAAACTCTGCTCAATTTGAAATCTCTCCTCTTGCGTTGGTATTCCATTTGAAAAATTAATCATAAAAGAACCTGCAAATCCACTAGATATATTATTAAGGTGAAATTCGCTAATCCTAGAATCTATTAATGCCCAATTGTTACAAGATACGTAGTCAGGCGTATAATAAGAGTTCATATTAGGAGAGTATAAACCTGCATACATTATTTGATTAGCTGAGGTTCTATCATTAGCATTAAAAGCAGGAACGTAATAAGGTTTGTTTTGCCTAGTATTACCCCAATCAGAGCTAATATAATATCCTGGTGTTTTACCAAACTCATTAGGCCTAGCGCAGCGAATTTTTTCTACTGCTACGTGATATATTTCAGCTATTTGTGTTCTATCTTTACTCCATACTATATTAAGTGCAAAAGCTCCCTGTAATTTAAAATCAAAAGATAATTTTTTAATAACTTCATGTAGGCTCTCATTTCCGTTTGCCCTATCCATAAAATTTTGCAACTTAACCCTAGCCTCTAAATCTCTATCATCTTCATCTTCTATTATAATATCTTCTCCTGCTATCATCTCTGAGGTTGCATTTATAATTGCTGCTGTAATAGAGCTAGAATAGTACAAGTCTATTAAGAACTGTGGATATAAATTTCTCCAATCATCAGTCCCATACTCTATCCAATCTCTACCTCTAGTTTCAGAAATAATTGGAGCTGTGCTAGTTTCTAAATTTATGTTAATAATATTGTCTTTCATATTTTTTATTTTATAATGCTGCTAAGTATGTGTTTACATTAGTAACCAGTCCAGAAGAGTAAGAACTATATATTTGTATTTCTTCTATAGTACCATCAAATGGACTTGCGCCTGGAAATCTTCTACCTATGGTGTCAATGTCTGCTGTTCCTGATAAAGTTTCTGTATCAGATTGTAAAACACCATTATGCCACAAAGATACGGTTCCTGAGTTCCTTGTTAAAACTAGATTAGACTGTGCAAAAGTGCCACTATCAAGAGCTATGTCAGCATTCGCGCCGTTGTTTATTTTTAATCTAACTGAGGTGCTATTTATAAATTTAAAAAATTCTCCTTGCGTATTTAAATCACCTAAAATAACTCCACTATGTGAAGTAGGATTAACAACTGCACCAATTACAAAATCACCTGTTATACTAATTTGACCTGTTGATGTTAAATGATCATCAGAACCATCAAAGGTTAAAATTCCATTAGAGTATGCAGGCTGCGCTGATGCAACGGATTGAGCCATGTGAATATTGTTACCTGAGCTGTCATTCCATTGACTAACATCTGATCCATTTAAAGTAACTCCAACGCCCTTAGAATACCATGCTTCTATGCTTGTTTCATCAGTAGGTGACCATGCAGCCGCACCTGATGCATTTTTGATATTGGTTAAACTCAATTTTTGACTTAGTGATAACATATCTTATGTTGTAGGCCCCTCGTTATAACAAATCGCAATACCACTTGTTAATTCTAATGCTGTTACATTCATGAACAATGTCGTTCCAGCAGGAAGAGTTGTTTGTAGTGATGCAAAACCTGTTACGTCTGCTGCTGTAATTCCTGCCACTACAGTTTCCACAGGGAAATAAACACAATAAAAGTCTTTGCTAGTTGCTGCTGCTGCTGATGTAACAACCTCTGTGTTTCCGTTTTTTCCTAATTGCTCTGTTAATAATTGCTGTACGTTTTCTATTGCCATTTTTTAATTTTTATCCGTTATAAATATAATTGTTTTCTTGTATGCTAGCGGTAATACTAGCTGTTGTTGTTTCTCCTACATTTGAAAGTGTAACAACAGGGTCAGATGTGTAACCATTTCCTGCATTTACTAATGTAACACTATTGACTACACCTCCTGAAACAGTACATGTAGCCGTTGCAGGCGTAATACAATCACCTGTTATTGTAACTACTGGTGCTGATGTATATCCTAATCCACCTGTTGCAATATTCAAGCTAATTACCTCTCCACCATTTTGCACATATTGTACCTCTTCCGTTCCTATCTGTTCAGAAACTAACATTTTGCCTTTTGTCACTAATCCTTTCACCACACCTTTTATAGAGCTTGCAGGGGTTAAAACTGCTAATTCTGTTGATGGTGCTGTTCTACTATCTACTGACCCTAGACTTCCCCATACAACCTCATAAACTTCATATTTCCAATATCCTGCTGGTTTTAAATCTACCCTACCTACATAAACATCAGGTGTAGCATTATACGCAAATTCTAATCTTGTATATCTATTATAAATATTTTCAGTTTTTGCATAAGCATATTGTACTGCTCCGCTCATGTCATTAGTGAACTTTACTAAGTGTCTAATATTAGCAGTTGTAGCAGTTGTATCTATCCTTGTATCTTCTGTTTGAACATACGCAAGAAATCCAGTATTTGTAAAAGCGTGTATCATAATTAGTGTACCTACTATATAATAGAAAAAGTTGTTATTTATTTGCTAATAAAAGAAAAAGAGGGCATAAAGCCCTCCTAATCAAGAATATATAAAAACTAATGATAAGTTTTATGATGTAGTTATAGATACATTTGTAAATGCTGCATTATCAAATGGATTTGTAGTATAGTCAGCTACCATAGCAAAAGGCTCTGCCTCCATGCCATCAAATGTTAAGTTGTAACCATTTCTATCACCCCAAGCTGCGCCTGTTGTAACTGTTCCTGCGTTCATTTCCATTCCATTAACAACGCCCATTCCAATAATTATATCGTGTCCGTTAGCTAATTGCTGGTTTAATTGACAAAATACAACAGTTTTTGTAGCTCCTAAAAGCTTAATTTCGTGTTGGTCTTCTTTTGACAATCTGTTGAAAATAACCTCAACTGTTGGAGTATAGTAAATAGTTCCATTTTCTCTTGAGCCTACAACAGTATCCGTAGCTGATGCAACACCCAAAGGCATTGTGTAACGATATAAGCCAGTTCCTGCACCCATTTCAATATCTGTTATCTCTCCACTAGCTACAACAATACCTGTTCCATCAATAGGTGCTGTAAATTGGTCGTAAACACCAAAATAAACATATTTTATCCCTCCTGATATTCTATTACAATCTAAACCTCTACCCTTAGTTAAATTAGTACATGCCATATTTTTTTATGTTTTAAAGGTTATAGAAGCGAGAGCCGAAGCCCTCGCATCTGTTAATTTAGTTTATTATGATTGTCTTACAATGTCAGCTCCTACTCCTGTTTGAACACCTGCTGAGAAACGTGCTACACAACGAATATTATCTGACCCATCAAGTGAGGACATATCCATTAGGGCTATTCTAGGCCCTGTTCCTGTTGCTCCAAAATCCGAAACCAAATCTACACCAAAATATAAATTTGATTTTTGCGCTGCTACTAACTGGTTGTCTGGCATAGATGGGCAAACTGCAATTTTGTACCCCTCAAATACTGGCTCATAGTCACCGTTCATGTTGTAAGCATTAACATAACCTAATGTAGATACTGCTGAAATGTAGAAAGCGTAAGTTTTGTTATTCATGTATATATGCAAATCTTCTTTCCCCAAAATAGCCGAAGTACTCGCAGCCATGTCAGTAGTTAAAGTTTGTAAGTTAGCTATAATGTTAGCTGCTGAATAAGCACCTGATGCAGTTGATTGGATAACTGTTCCATCAATACCTGGTAAAAGGTACCCAACTGCTGCACCTAAAAATCCTGTAAATTCTCCATTCGTTGCAGTAACTCCATTCCATATAGAGTTCTCTACACCCTCTGCAAGAGTTCCGCCCATGTATGAAATTACATAATCTTCAAATGAAGCAGGAGGCATAGCGCCAGGCCCTGACATTTGCAAAGATTCCCAACTGCTAACTAGGTTTTGCTTACATAGGTCGATATTAATTTGTAACGGCTTAACTTCAAGTACCTTTTCGGTCATTGTAAGTGTTCCGTGGTCTGTAAAATCACATGTAGCGTCCCTTAATAAAGATGCTCCAGCGACAGATTGCAAATTAGATTTATAACGCACGTTGTTCATTTGTGTTATATAGTCTAATGATTTTGCTTCTTTTAAAGCTGCAGAAATATAAAACCCTGCTGCTTTTCCTGCAAAATTTGATGTTACATTAAATGCCATAATTTTTGTTTTTTATTTGTTAATTTATTTATTTAAGTTATATAAAAATCTTTCTTGTTTAGAAAGCTTCTTGTATTCTTTTTTTGACAATACAGGTCTTGCTTTGTCAGAACTAAATTTATTTGTGTTAATTGGAGCATCAGCAGGACTTGTTGCTAATTCCGTTTTTAACTTTTCGTTTTCAGCTTTTAAATTTTCTATTTCCTCTTCTGCTGAAAATTCTATTGTTTCTACTGTTTTAATAGACTTAGGATTTGTAGATGGTTCTGCTGTTTCTTCAGCCATTTCTTCTACATCACCTGTTTCACCTATTTGTTTTTTAAGGTCAGATACGGCATCTTCTAGGTTCTTGATTCTTTTCTCCATACCTTCCCAGTCACCTACTGCTGCCTCTTCATCATAATCTTCTTTTTCTTCTGCCATTTCTTCTTTTTCTTCTGCTAAATCATCTGCTGTGTCCTCCTCTTCTGTTTCTGATTCAATAACTTCTGAAACAACACCCTCCTCTTCTACTCTAAATGATACGCCTGTATCAGTTTTATAAGTTCCGATTGGAACCAATATTGTCGTTCCGTCTTCTAATAAAACGGACACATCTACGCCTGCTTCTAACTCCTCAGCAGTAGAAACAAAAATTGTTCCACCATCTTCTGACTTAGATTGCCATCCTAATTTAATTTCTTTCTCAGCTTTGTTTAGGCCAAGTGCTACTAATATTTGTTCTTTAATATCCATGATTATTGTTTTAGGTTCTGTTATATAATAGATTTATTTTGAATTTGTTTGATTTTCTTGTATTATCTCATTTAAAGCTGATAGTATTTCTTCATCAGTTGGCTCTTGTTTTTGCATAGATTCATATTTTGAAGTGAAAAAACCCTCAATTGAAAGCCCCTTTAATTCTCCACTTTTAATCTTACTCCAAAGATCTTCATTGGTTATAGACATTTTTACCATCCATGTACCTTTAGGAAGATTATAGCCATAAATAGCTGATTTATCTTTTTTAGGATCTTCAATAATCCATGATTCTACCGTTAAAACACCTGATACTCTATCCTTATGTTCATAGGTTGCTTTATGATGATTGTTATGTTTTAAATAACTATATGCACATTTTTTTACCGTATCTTTACTAAAATAAACATAATAGTCAGAATCCGTATCTGCATCATATCTATATATAGACTTTGAAGGGATAAGGGCGGGAGAAATTAACTCCCTCTTAGATTCATCTATTTTAGCTAAAGTTAAATTATTTTTAGCTTTGCTCATATAAACCATATTTTCCTCTATGGCAGGTGCTGACACCAAACTTATACAATCAATTGCTAAAGATTCATTAGATTCATCAATAACGAGTTCTACAATAGATGTAGTCTTTTCGTAATAGTCTTTGTTTGCGGCTTCACATTCAGCTATTGAATCATATTCACAGCTTCCTGTTTTTCCCCATTTTACTTTTCCGTTTTCACATTCTTCACATGGCATATTATATAATAGATTTAATTAATAATTATTTGATTTTTAAATTGTAGCCTGCCTTCTAATGTTAGCTAATTGATTTTGTGAATTAGTCATTTCATCAGTTACAACAAACGCTTTCATAGCTTCTGGTGCTAATCCACCACCTAATTCAAAAGCTCCTGACATCATTTGTGGTGCAGGTATTTCTGCATCTGGAGGAGGAGGAGGAGGAGGAGGAGAAGAACCGCCGCCACCACCACTTGCTATTTTAGCAATGTTAAAAGCGGCAAATGTTCCAGCTAATGCTGCCATTGTTACAGGGTAAGTTCCAAAGGAACCTGCTGTTGCGCCTATATTCGCATTGGCTGCTGTAAAGGCATTTTGAACACCTTGAACACCTGATATAGTTGCCTGTGCTATTGCGGCTGCCTTTGCTATTCCTGTTCCTTCGCCTGCTGCATCACTTATTACCTGAAGCCCTTGCTGTGCCATGCTTGTTTCAAAATCTAATTTGGCTTTGTCTAACTCTTTTTGCTTTTGTGCTTCTCTACCTAGAATTTCTGTTTTTTGCTTTTCGTATATCTTTGTGATAGCTGCAATATCAGCTCCTGACTTTCTAGCCATTTCCTTTTTTTGCTCATAGGAATTTTTAAGCTCTTCTAACTCTCTTTCATTCCCCTCTAGGCTTTCTGCCCTTAATTCTCTTTGCGTTTCTAAAAGTTCCTTTTCTAAAGCTACCTGATTGGTTTTTTGCTCTGACATTTGCCCTGTTATAGTTTCTTCTAGTTCTAACATGGCGTTTTGTGCCTGCCCTAAAGCTATTCTATTTTCTATACTTCCGTTAATGTCAAATTGTGCTTGTGCAGCATCTATTTGTGTTTGCACTTGCGCCCTTTGTAAATTTTGCTGCTTTTCTAAAACCTTACCTAAATCCTCATTAGCTTTTATTCTCTCTGCAAAGGTTTTTGTTTCATCATCTCTAATTTGCCTTTGTACCTCTGCATCTTTTAAATATTGTGCGTTTAATCTTGCAAATTCTACCTCTGCTAATTGTGCAGCTTTGTTTGTTTCTGTTATTGCCTTAGCTTGGTCTATTGTGCTTTTTGTATATTCAGATATAGCTGCTACTCCTTTTGTAACTACATCTGTTGCTCTATCTACACTATTATTTACACCTGTTAAAACATCTACATATTCTTTCCCTGCATCTTTAACACTATCTATTGCAGCCTGAAATTCTCCCGCAAATAAGTTTTTTAGGGCAGTACCTAAATGACCAAACACATCTAATAAGGACATAAATCGCTCTATAAGATTATCCTTTATAGCTTTTCCAAACTCTACAATATTTTCTTTTGGATTTTCAAATAAATCTTTAAAAAACCCTGTAACCTTTCCCACATTGTCGCTTAAAAAACCAAACAAATCATTAAATGCAATACTTAATGAAGTCATAGTAGTTTCAAATGTATCTACCACCTTTTGATTCTTGCTAAAAACCTCCATTAGCTTTGCCATTAGAGCAACCACAATACCAATTCCTGCTGACTTAATAGCTTTTCCTACTACGTTAAAAGCACCACCTATACCTATTACTTCTTTTTCGGCTTTTTTGCTTTCTTTTTTTAACCCCTCAACGTCTTTAGTAATTTTACCAACGTTGGATTTTACCTCCATTTCTATTACTTCTTTTGCCATATCTTTTTATGTTAATGTTACTGATGTCCTTAATTCTGTTAACCTAATTGTTGCAACCCATTCAAGCGTCATACCTCGCATTCCATTTACTGTAAGTTTAAAGTCTGAGCCTGATACTGTATTTTCAGGCGCCCAAGTTGTAGTTGTTCCAGTTGAAACAATAGCTGTTTGTGATCGCCTAATATATAGGGTTCCATTTGCATTTTTTACAACACCACGTTCTACCCATGATTTATAATCACCAACAGCACCCCCTGCTGATGAACCTCCAACCCTAACCGCTAATATTTCAGATTGGAAATAAAAGACACTATTAATAGCAGGTTGGAAATAACTATCTGTGGTGTTATTTAAATACAGCTCTGTTGTAGCACCATCAGTTGTTTGACCTCCATACAATATAGTTGTATTTTGCCTTTCTCCTAACGTATCTGCTGTTGAATTACCACCAATAACAAGAGAATTAGATGTTGTTATTTCTCCTAATGTTCCAAATACTGCTGTATTATTAACTGGCTTGGTAATCTTGTTTCTGCTTCCTATTAAAATGTTATTTCTTGATACGTCAATAACCTCATTATTCTCACCCATTACATAGGTGTTATTTGTTCCTACACCTGTTACATTCCCAAACCCTTGAATGTTGTTGTTTTCGTTGTTTAGATTTACACTTAAATTAGAGCTATATTTAAAAGATTCACAAACCCCTGTTGTAGGGTTATATGTATATCCATATGCTTCACATTGCCGTTGATTTGGTGTTATCTCATTTGTTCCATCTGTAAATGTTACAACTCCTGTTCCGCTAATCTTTGCAGGTTTTATTGAAAATCCTGATATGTAAGGTATTGATGCCATTATGTTATAAGTATAAATTCAACGGTTGCTAAATCACCTGGTTTATAATCTATTTTGTTTACTCTATATTCCCTGTTTTTGACAAATACGGTATCAAAGAAATTAAAACTGTTCATGTCGCCAGGTGTTAAATTAACTTTCAATGACATAGTTCTTGTATCAGGGTTGTATAACTCATTTAAATAAGGCAACCAATAAAGATAAAATAGATTGTTTACTGTTGCATTAGAGTTAGGTATAATTAATTGACAATCACCAAAATGAAAGTCATTAGTGTCTGTTGGTTGTGGTGGAGTTGATGTTACTGTTGGAATATCTGTTAAATGACTAAACTGTAAAAAATCGGTCATTTGCTCTGCTGCTTCTGTATTTTGAGCAGGTATAAAGTATGTGCAACTTGTTAAAGTCTTTACACCATTATTATACATGATTCTAGGACTATTTGCAAAGCCCTCAGAAGTTCCATCATCAGCATTATAAGAATAAATAGCAGGTGTTATAAAATCAGCAAATTGCGTCATTAATGGTTTGGGTACTGTTGCAGCAAAAGGCTCCGCTATTATTTCTTCCTCTCCTGTTAATATTGTTGGCAGCCCACTACCTGATAATGAAGCATCAAATAATTTAGAACCATATAAATGACCCTGTACTGACTGCTTGTAAACATTAAACATATAGTCATCATCATCTTCAACAAATTTAAAAGTAGTTTTTCTATTTAATTCAGTTAACGGTGTTAGCTTAACTTGTTCAACATCTATTTTGCTAGTCCAATCTACCTGTTTACTATTAGCATTATTTATAAACACATCCTCATAAGGTTCTATTAATATGTTGTTAGGGTTTGATTTGTCAGGAATTGATACTAAGTTGAACATTGTCATTATACCTTTTATTAATCCCCATTGTGACAATTCCCCACGTTCTTTTATTAATAAAGATTCTACTGTTGCTGAATGATTATTGTAAGAAACATTAAAATAGGATGTTTGTGTTAATGAAATCTGCACCTCTGTTGCGCCAGCATTATTTTGCTTTGCAACTAATTCCAAATATTCCCCTGCATTTAAAACAGTATCAAATGTAGCATTTAAAGAAGCTGATGAAGGACTAGCCGCTAAATTGTAACTTTGCGTAGCTAAATATTCAATTACCGCCCCCCCTTGATTGCACTTTCTAAAACCCAATTCTCCACCCCTAGAAGATGCAGCCGTATTTGACACCTGTATTCTAACTGACCCTGACACTTCTAAATTAGCAACATCAGATGTGAATCTGTGGTTTGCCCACAAAGCATTATTACCACTTACAAAAGTTTGTAGTTGTACAGCTTCAAAACTCTGACTTAACCATTGTATAGTTGATAAATCACTTGTTCTATACAAGGTATCGTTTCTATCAGGTGATGCTCCTGTTGGCTCTTCACCCCAATTAAAATCTATGTATAATTCCTTAAACTCATCAGTATCAAAAAAAGCACTCGTATAACTAAATGGTGAGCCTGATTGATAAAATATTCTATCTATTAAATATCTAGCTTGTATAAAAGGCCTGAATGCTTGTTCTAATTGTGTTAACTCAGGGTCACCTATTGTAGCTGCTGAACCTGTAGAACCATTAGCTATTATCATTTGGTGGTTCCAATCACAAAATGGATATTTAACTGTGCTGTTAGGTTTTCTAAATCCTGATGCATTAGAATTAGTATAGGTAATTCCTGTTCCTGATGTATTCCAACTATTCTTAATGTTAGACTTAACATAGTCATGCTCTAACTCTTCAAAACCTAAATCAGCTAATGTAGCTTCACCTAACATATCTGCTAAGGCAACAACCTCTGAATATAAATTAACATTGTAACTAATCTCACCATTTTTATCTTGTATGTCTATAAGTCTTAAATATCCCTCAAATAATATGAATCCATCCTGCTTTAAAATACTTTTTGTTTTAACATATGGATTAAACACTAATCCAGTTGTTGACCTTGTAACATCAAATATATTGTCAAATATTAAATTATTCTTTTTTGTGCCTGGCAGCTTAAAAGCCTTTGAGTAAGATTGAACTTGCTCTGCTGCATTTTTAAAATCATCAACACTTAATGTTAATGGAATATTTTCATCTTCATATAAATCACAAATTACCTGCCCATCCTCCATCTGATAGGTAACTATTGTTCCTGCTCCTTGTTCTACTACTGATATACTGTCTATTAATATATTTCCAGAACCTCCTATACCAATAGTAGATATAATGATTGTATTGTCAGTTGCTGTTGCAGTAAACGTACATGTGTATGTTCCTACTGTAACTGGCGCTGCTGATATTTGAAAAGCAATTTGTGACAATCCATCTAAAACTCTAATATCTAAAATCTCATTAGTAACAGAAGTGACATTTACAACAACATCATAATTTTGTCCTATTGTCAAGCCTGATAGTCTTTGATAAACTCCGCTCATAGTATTAGCGCCTTGCATATTTAATGCTAATGTACCTCCTGCTTCAATAGGGTAAGATGGTTGTGGGGGTGTTAGAGGTGATCTGAACGTATACCATGAATTTATAATTGAGGGTGGCGCAACAGAAATAATTGAGGGCGGATAGCCTATTGCAGCCATTTGATTAGTAGGTGCGCTATTTATAGTATTAAAATTAATTCCATCAACAACAAACTCAGTAGAACCTATTGTATAAGTATTGGTAGTAGTGTTGTACTGCCCATTATAAGACTGTGGATATAATATTAGTTGTGTATTCATTATACAGATTGTGTTCTTAGCATTTTAGTCTTTTCAACATCAAAAGAATATTGTATTAGTTTATCATTAGCTACTGTTTTTCTAGTAAATGATGAACTGCTTAAAGTTACAGGTGTAACGTATTTATTTAAAGCTGAAAAGGGAACATCAGTTTGATAGCCCTCTAATAAATAGACTTCAGGACTGTTAATTAATTCTTCAAACATCACATTTTCATCCTCTTTTATATAGTCAGTATTCATGCTAATACGTTCAGTTGCATTTCTTCTTAATGCTTTTTTTCCGCCTTTATAAGAATCTAATCTATATAAAGATGAGTTCCAAGTTCCTGGTAGTTGCGTATATGTAGTACCTTTTGTTGTTATAGTTCTAGTTGACTTTTTTGTGAATGTGTAGTAATCCCAAGCTCCCCATTGATTCATCCAGCATAGCCTTATTTGCTCATATCCAAAACTTTCAGGACAGTTTAGTTTTATTTTGTAAAAATTAGTTACCGCCACATTAGAAACATCTCTACCAACTACACGTATTTCTCCACCCTGTATTGTACCTGCTGTTACTAAAGCTTGAAATGTTGTACTCCAGTTTTGTAAGTTAGCAGGAAAGCAACCAAAAAACAAAAGGTATTTATTAATTTCACCACTCCAAGCGTTGTATGCTCCATTACTTAAATTTCTTGTTATTGATTCAGTATTTAATAAAGAACCTGCGCTATCATAATATTGTAGGTCTATGTGGTCTAAAGTGTCATTTACAGCTAAAAAGCTTAATGTTCCGTAATCTTCTAGATTTGCGTATTGTGTTAAAGGCGCGTTTGTCAAAAATTTGTCTGTTGGTACTGATAAAACAAATTCAGATATATCAATACCAAAATTATCATTTACTGGAGTTCCTATTTTTAAATCATCTGTGTGTTTTACATATCCATTAAATAAATTAAAAAGGTCTGAATTTTCTTCTGTTCCTACCTGCCTACGAACTGTATTATCATCTTGGTCACCTGCTGCATTTGTTGCACCTAAATATTCAACTGCAAAGACTAAAGCCATAAACCTAGCTGAGTTATTATTCATAGAATACTTATCTATTAAATGTATTGGATGCCTTTCCTGTGGGCTTGTTATTGTTGTTTTATAACTACTACCATCAGCAGCCATATTATCCGCTTCTACATAATTTTCTAAAACATTACGCAAATCAAACATTCCAACCCCCGCATTGTTTGGTGTTGTTTTGTATGTACCTACATAATCATTTAAAGTTGTAGTATCAGGTGGTGTTGTACTACTAACATGAATATCTACTATAAATTTTACTTTTGCTTGATTTGTAACTGCATCATTATTTGAAATTACAAATATAATATCTTGACCTACTGGTAAAGTAGTATATAATGGTTGTTGCTCTATTACTGAATTTGATACTGACATATTATTTTATTGTTTAATACTTTCTAAAATATCCTCCCCTAAAGCCTTTCCATAATTTTCTGCAAAATCTTGCATCCCTCTCATTAAAGACTTTTGGAAAAAACTTATTCCATGAATACCTTTTATCCATAGAACTTTTACTATTGCTATTTTTAATCCTGCTGTGGTCATAAATTGCCCTCCTTCACTTCTTGGCTGTAATCCCTTTTTTCTAATAAAAGACCCTATCCCTTTATATATACTTCCGCTAGATTTCCCACTTCCAAATTTATATGGGCTATCTTTTCTTTTACCCTCCCACGTTATGTAGTGCCTTCTACCTCCCCACCTTCCTTTATGCTTTCCTGACTTAATTGTGCCTCCAGCTCCTTTAACTCCTTTATCTACAAACGTACCATAATCTGCCATTGAAAATTGAACGTCTAGCAAATCACCCTTTTTTACTACACTAAACTTAATAGACTTCTCTAAATCCCCACCCCCTTTACCTGCACTAGATAAATTCTTTTTAGCATCTTTGACCACTTGTTTGCCAAAGCTATTTAGATAATTCTCTAAGTTTTTTAAGCTCATTATATACTAGCTACAAATATTTCTACATCTACATCTGTTGTCGCTGTTGGTCTTACTTCTAATTTAGCTATATCTGCTAATGAACCATATGTAGGAACTGCATCTGCTTCTGCCAACATAACATCATCTGCTCTAGCTATAAGGTGAGAGTTACCAGCAGGTATTAACATTGAATAGTTTGAAGCTGCTCCTGCAACTCCTATTTCAATATCATGAGTAGCTGATAAATTAGACACCCTTATATATCTTACGTTTTCTTTATCTATTGCTCCTGCACTATCATATACATTTGAGGAGAATGTTGCTATTGTTGTTGTTGCTGAATGAGGGCATGTTATTACCCTTTCAAAAGTATCTGTTATATCTGTAACTGTTAAGCTATTTGTTGAACCTCTTAAAGCTCCATTAATGGTTACGCTTTCAGATACTGTTACTACTAAATTTGCCATAATTATTATATTTTAATTGTTATCTTTGGTGGTATTAATTGTATTTCTATTTTCCATATTCTAAATTTAAACATTAGTAGCCAGCACCTAAATTAGTTACAGGTATTGTACAAGTGTCAAAGTCATTCATTACCTTAACTCCTAATTGAAATACCTGACCACATAGCATGTTATCAAATCTTTCACTAAATGGCTCTATTGTGAATTGGTCTTGAGTAAAATAAATAGGCGCATTAATATCATCAACACCTGCTAATGATTGTCTTGTACTATGTCTTAGCATTCCTATTATATCTGTTGCTATTTCTAATGTTTGGTTATAAACTTGTTGTTCGTTGTTTTTATTGTCTATTAGCTTTGTCAATCCTTTTGCGTTGTAGGTTTGCCAGTTGTCTTTCTCACTTACTAAATCCATAATAAAGATTTGAAAATTATAAACTAATTCGGCATCACCTGTTGATACATTTACATAATTTATGTGAAGCAAAGGAAATAATTCGTTTTTTTCTAAATTCACATCATAAATATCACCAACAGATACAGTTTCTATTTGCTCATGATACTCCCCTAATCTTGCTAGAGTTTCTATTACGTTATTAAATGTCTTGTTAGTTACTGCCATATTTTACTCTATTTTGTGAATCTAAATCTGTTTCATAACTTAACCATGTTAAAGCTTCTAAAAGATTTAATTTCGTTATTGTTTCTAAATTTACTATCTGCCCCCCTGCAAGTCTATAAAAAACCCCAAACCAACTCCACTTCTCTGCAAAGCTTTCTGTTGCTATTACCTCTTCATTTCCTTCGTGGCTTTTATCAAAAACAACTCCAAAGGAATCGACAATACCCTTCCGAAATTCCAAAAAAAAACCAGCGCTGATTGCACTTGCTCCGCACTCATTTTCTTCATCTCTTCCGCCCTTATCTTTATATTCCCATCATACGCTTCTATCGTATAAACACCATTAGCCCCCTCTTCTGTAACAGGTCTGTATAAAATAGCCATAATATCAGGCATGAACTTATACATGTCTTTTGTAAGCATGTGTTCCAAATCAGCATATTCCCCTAAACTTATTTGGTCTAGGTCAGGATGGAATCCATACTTTTTACCCTTTACTTCTATAATCCTTTTTAAAGAACTATCCTGCTTTCTTTGTAACTCTGCAACCTCTCCTAATATAATTGCTACATCTTTTATTGTCAATTCCTTTATTAATGTTTTAGGAATATCAGATAATGCTGCAATCGTTTCGCTAGCTTCTTTGCTTTTTCTTCCCTCTTGAAAATCCATCAGCTTTAACCACTTTTCAAGCGTAACATCTTTCCAACTCTTGATTAAATTAAACTCCTGCTTTTTGCCTTGTTTTTTAATTCGTACCTTCATCTAATATATAATAGAAATAGTTAATATTTAGTTTTTTTTGTTATATTTGCCACGTTTTCATTCATCTTGTTAGGGGGTTGGCGTAATGCCGCCCCTTTTTTATTGCACAAAATACTTACCTGCATTTGGATTGTCTAAGTGATATGTAATAGCATATCTCGCCCCATCAATAGCATGATTGTAATTGTCTATGTATAGCTTAGAACCTTTGTCCTGATATGCGTAATTATTTAACTCCTTAGCTATATTAGTTGATTCAGGTGTTATGACTAATTCATAATCTTGCATCCTTGTTATTCCACTTTCAATAGTTCCTTTTTTAACAGGCTTTATGTTTACTCCTAAATGTTTTAAATCTGCTATTAGTCTTGGTTCTGCTGAATCAGCAATAATAAGCGTATTGTTAACCTTGTCTAATATTAACTTTGCTAGGTCATGGCTCTTTAATCCGTTTTTATAGATATGTTCTTTAAGATATATCTTCATCTTTCTTTTATCTATTGCAACTTCTGTTAAACTATCAGGGTCAACACTAAATCCAAAATCCATTCCACATGATGTCTGCAATCCATCAGGATTAAATTCACCTATACTCCAATGGGTAAACACGACCCCCTCTGCTTTGTCTAGCCACCCACCCATTATCTTATGTTGGTACTTTTTAAAGTTCCTGTGCTTTATAGCCTTAATACGTTCTAGGAAGCTCGTAGATAGGTTTTCTTTATTGTCTAGGTATGTACTGTGTATATAGCATACATTGTCTTTAACGCCATTAAAACCTGCTTCTACACCTTTGTCTTGAAAAAACCTATTATATATCCAATGTTCTTTAGTTACAGGATTTAATATTAATACTATTCTGTTTTGTATATTCTTCTCTCTAATACTTAAATCAATAGTATCAAATATATCTTCATCTATTAATTCTTCTGCTTCATCTAATACCCAACAACTAATACCTTGTAAAGATTTCAAACTTGCAGTTTGGTTTCCTGCTGAAGTCTTAATACCTCTAAATAATATATCTGATTTGTTTTTAAGATTAACTACCTCTGCTTTGTTTACACTAAATATATTCTCATATCCTAATAGCTGTATCTTTTCTAAAAACTCAGGAATGATAGATAGATGTGCTGATACCATTGTGTATCTTGTAAACAAAACCCTAATGCCCTCTGCCATAGTTAGCAAAGTTAAAAATACAGTTACTGCAAATGATTTGCCTGATCCTCTACCACCTGTTATGATAAAGTATCTAGCATCAGATGTAAATAGTGGATTATATTTTTTACTCAGATTCAGTTTCTACAAAGTTTATTAATGGCATGTTTAGGCTTTCATCATTAGTTGTAACATCTACCCTTTGTTGTGGCTTCCCATAAAAATACTCAAAGAATAATTTTACCGCCCATTGTTCTTTTTTCTCTAATCCTTTTTTAAGTGATTCTAAAGCCATTGGATTCATTGGTGTTAGATTCTCTATTAACTTTTGTTCTTCTGCCTTAGCCTTACGCCCTGCTCCTGCTCTTTTACCCCCATGTGTGTTCATTTTGAATTATTTTGATTAATCAAGTCTTTATTATATAATAGAAACTTACTTGATTTTGTTTTCTACTACGCAAATTGTATCATTATGATTTCCCCCATGAGCTACTAAAAGAATTTCTATTTGCTCAAACCCATTTTCTTTCCCAATTCCGTTACTGTTCCACCCAAAGCTAATAACTTTGCTGTCTTTTTTTGTTATTCTTACAATTTCTTTTTTCATGTTTCCCCAAAAACTAGATTGTGTTGTTTCCATATTAACTGTTTTTCCCAACTTCTTGTAACATTCTGCAACTTGTCTTGGGCTATATGGAGGATCATACAAAACTAAATCTACTGATTTTGATTTTATTTTCTTTAAAAAATCTAAGGCATCTAAATTGTAAGTAGTATTGTATTGATGGTCTAGGTCATTGGTTATAACAGCTAATTTATTTTCATTAGCAAAAGGATCAATACTTATAAAATCTTCTTTATAATTAAATAAATTTTTACAATTATATCTATCAATTAAATTGGCAAAAGGTTTTATTTTAAAAGTATTTTTATTAGGCATCGCCCATGTTTTATTAATTGTCATATTCGTTTTGTTTAAAACATAGTTAATTGTTGTTTATGTCTTTCTATTCTTTTCATAGCTGCTTTATAGTATTCTTTATCTAATTCACAGGCTGTTAAATCAAACTTAAGATTATGGCAAGCTATTGCTATTGAGCCACTACCTAAGTGTGTGTCTAATATTTTATCTCCTTCTTTTGCGTAGTTTATTAAAAGCCACTCGTAAAGTTTAACAGGCTTTTCTGTTGGATGTATTCTATCCTTACCACCTCTTAAATTATCAAAAGGACTCATAGATACAATTTTAACTGAGCAACTAAAATCAGTATATATTAACTCAGCACTAGCAAAGTGCACTTCATTGCTAACTAATTTATTCCAAACCACCCAAGCAGAACTAGGAGCTAGATGATTTACGAAATTATTAGCTCCGAATATTACAACATTCTTTGACACTCTTGATAGTTCTAAAAAGTAATCTGCATTAGGTGATTTATCCCATAATATAGGAGAGTGTTTTTTGTTAGTAGTTTTAGTTCCGTTCTTATGAGTTTTACTTATGACTGTGTTTTTATTTAGTATTCCATAAGGAGGATCTACTATTGCTAAGTCAAAGTAATTATCTTCATACCTAGCCATTAAATTCATATTACACTCGTTAGTTATATTCATTTGGCAACATTAATCTTACCCCTAATTCTGTTAAAGCCCAAATCCTTATTTGGTCTGCATATACTTCAAACTCTTTGCTATTCATTTTAGCTGTGCTGTTTACCTTTTGTAGTCCTATCTGCCTTTCGTTTATCTCTATGCTTTGCCACTCACTTGAAAACTTAATTTTTAAAGTGTCATGCATTTCATCAGGAAAGTATCCTAACTCCTCTGCTAATGGTTGTACTATACATGCCCAGTAATAATTGTTCTGCATATTGCTCCTGTTGTTTCTTTGTTTTTTTACATCTACCAAATAATTATTTTCTAACTCTTTTAAATAGTTAATTAAGCTTTGTTTATCTTTATTAGAATTTATAACAAACTTCATTAGTCAAATGATTCATTTATACCACGCTCTCCTATTAGCTTTTCTTTTGCTCCATCCCAAAGTTTGTCATGGCGTTTTTTTTTACTTAGTGATGCTTCAGTTCTTTTTAAGCTAGGCATTCCATCAAGCGGTTTACTATCCATATATTTACCACATTTACACATTACATCTGCAACCCATGTATTATCTCTAAATATAATTTTTGCTTTGCTTACCTCCTCCTCTTGCTCTCCACATGGGCATGTATATAGCGTCATGACCTTACACCTGTTTCAGACAAACCTCCTGTTCTTGTTTTACTTTCGTTATGTATTCTATCTAATTCAAAGTGCAAAACATTAATAGCTTTTCTTATATCCTGTTCTGGTGGGCTTCCTTCTTTTTTACCTGACCTTAATATGTATTGAACTGCCTGAGAAGTCCAAGCATTCAAATCAAAGTCATCAACTATACGCCTTGCGGAGTAACCATAAAGCCTACCAATGTAATAATGTGGCTCAGTTTGTATTTTGTAATCTTCTATTTTTGTCATTTTCTAATATTTTAATTAAACCCTCTTGGGTATTTAGTGTTCTTGATTTTGATGACTTTCTATATTCTTCAGGACTGTATATTAATTTAACTTCTCTAACTAAATTATTATCATCATACTTTACAATCCACCTGCTAGAATAGTGCATCTTATTCCTTTTTAAATGTGTTAAATAGCTCATTCTGAATATTTATTATATAGTTTTTTAATCCCATCAAAGCATGTAGATATACAACTGCCACAATTTGTAGTAGGGCTGTAATTAGTCATATGTATTACGTTGTATGTTTCTATCATTCTTTTTTTTGCTTGTACGTTTTTCGCTCTACCTGTTTTTAAATCTTTCCACATATCTAATATTTCTTCTATTATTTCTTGCGGCAAATCATCAGGCGTTTCAATGTCTGTTGTTTTTTGCCAATACCCCTGCGGACACTCCATAGGTGCCAACCTGCACTTCAGCTTCATAAAACACAAACACCGCTTACACGTTCCTGTTGGTTTAAAATAATAAACACATGATTTACATATTTCCAACCTATCTTCATATACTTCAGTAGGAACAAAAAACTTATTCATTTAAATTTTTCTTTAATATATTCCTTACCTTATCTATTGTACTAAATATGCTATTTCTACTTATTCTTGTTTTCTTTGTTAAACTATCTAATGTGTTACCCTCATAATAATAAAGCTTAAATAATTCCCTATCATACCAATAGTCTAATTTGTCGAGCTGCTGGTCAATTAATTCCAATCTTTCTAATTGTGTGTTGTCTATTTCTTCATTCGGAATGTTATGTAAACTTTTATTAACATTATTGTCAAAGTATATATTATCATCGTTATAAGTACAATTAAGAGTATAAATAGAGCTATCAATATGTGTGTAATATTTCTCATATTTATAATAAAAATTGCTTCTAGTGCTTGTTAACGCTCTCCTCAATGCAACTGCTCCATATCTTGTTATTCCTAAAATTCCATCCTTTTCATATATCCCTTTTAAAATG